GTTTCCTGTTGGCCCAGTTGGTCCAGTTGCGCCCGTTGGGCCTATCGATCCTGTATTTCCAGTAGGTCCAGTGCTGCCAGTTGGCCCGGTGTTTCCTGTTGCTCCTGTATTTCCAGTAGGTCCAGTGCTGCCAGTTGGCCCGGTGTTTCCTGTTGGTCCAGTTGGCCCGGTGTTTCCTATTGGTCCTGTAGACCCTGTTATTCCGGTTGGACCTGACGAGCCAGTTGGTCCCGTAGGGCCACTAGATCCAGTTGACCCAGTGGTGCCAGTTGAACCGGTTGGGCCTGTTTGTCCAGTAGATCCCGTATTACCCGAAGATCCTGTTGGTCCAGTATTTCCAGTCGAACCAGTTGATCCAGTTGGTCCTGTAGTTCCGGTTTGTCCAGTTGCACCAGTTTCACCCGGTGATCCTGTTGGTCCGGTATTTCCATTTGACCCAGTGGCTCCAGTTGGACCGGTGATACCTTGCGATCCTGTCGGACCCATCGCACCAGTTTCACCAGTTGATCCCGTAGCCCCATTTAGTCCTGTTGAACCTGTTGGACCTGTGCCACCGGTTGGTCCTTGAATTCCAGTTGAACCAATATGGCCAGTCGCGCCAGTGGGTCCAGTTGCTCCAGATATTCCAGTGTTTCCAGTGTTTCCCATTGGACCTGTGGATCCTGTTGGGCCAGTAGATCCCATAATGCCTGTTGAGCCTGTTGGTCCAATATTTCCAGTTGGTCCCGTATTGCCATTATTTCCTGTTGGACCTGTTGTACCGGTTGGTCCTATTGGTGCTATTGGAATAGGTCCTGTTGGTCCTGTTGGTCCCGGTTGTCCTGTTGGTCCTGGAGGTCGATCATTTATAAAAAGATGATAATTATTTGGAAAGAATAAGTCACTAATTGACATTGAATTAATATAAAAATGATAAAGATATTATTTTTATACTTATTGATTTTTCTATTGATTGATTCCATTTAGTTTTTATGAATCTCGCGAATAAATTCGCTCGTCGGCTGCTTTCTACGAAAGACCTCGTAGACACTACGTTTTCTACGACGCTAGGCCGAATTGGATTTTCTTCGTCTCCGAAAATCCGCGCTTGCAGCGAGCAAAGTAACCTATGGTCCATTAATATTATCTTATTTATCTTAATAATCTATGTTGTAATTCATCACGGGACATTAACATGCCACCTCTTGCTTTTCTTTTATATCTTCTTCGACCTCCAACTGCTACACCTCCATAATCATCGACATCATCTCCTAATCCAACTAATGGTGCTAGTTTGGCTACGGTTGATGCTACATCAATTCCTTTTTTAATATAGGGCGCTGCTACTTTAATTCCGTGCCAGATTTTGCGCCCGTACTTTTTTAAAGTATTGAGGATATTTCCACCATAAATATTATCGAGACCTGAATAGTTATAACCTCGTTTCTTATGTGCTTCAACAATATCTTGTTTAGATAGAACTCCAATTTGTGATATGGAATTCATATTTTCGACAGTCCAGATACCTTCTGATATAACAACTAAATACATAGTTGGATTTATTGCTTGTAATTGATTAATATTTGTGAAGTTTGCATTGACTTGCAATTGACTTGTCATGATCTCTCCGGGTGAATGAATATCATCAAGACCAATATCAACACCTAAGTCTAGACAGAGTACAGAGCCTACTAATCCAGTTGGATAAGCTCCAGAAGGTAATGGTGTTGCAGGATTAGAACCTGGAACAACTGCAGCAAATGTAACTGGAACTCCTTGTTGATTAAATGTAGGTGGTGCGATTGAAATTGCATTAGAAAAGACACCTCCCGACCATTCTGGCCAACTCAAATTGCAACCATTTTTCTTTGAAATGTTATATAGATCCATTGCTGAAGCTGAACTTAATAGACCTGAAACATTGTTATAATTGATATTAATTTGATTTAATGCAAAGAAAGTATCTGTTGAAGACATTGTTAAATCTGCATTTCTTTGTCTTGCATAAATATACACTCTTCTTGGAATTGTATTTAATTGAATATTATTTGATGAAATTGGAATTGCTGAATTTGGTGCTACTGATACATTTGTATCTGTTGGATATCTATCAACAACCATATAACTATATGATAATGATCTTGGAATTGGTTCCAATAATTTTGGTGTTATATAAGTGAATAAAAGAGCTGGTTGACCTATTTGTACATTAAAAGATGAGAATGTTACTCCACTTGTAAGATCGTGAGACCATATTCGTTGAAGGTTATTACCTAAAACAAATTGGAAATCCATCGTTTGTATGCCAATAAAGCCATTATGATTGCATGATCCTTTACCGAATAAGAAAGGAGATAAGAATAATGGTTCTGTTATAACTGCTTGTAATGATGCATTATTTAATGTAACTCCATCAGTAATGGAAGGATTATTAACACTAACATAAGGAAATGCTCCTCTTGTTGTTTCCCAAGAATTTGAACCGAATTGTGTTAATGGATTTCTAACTCCACCAATTAGTTGATCTTGATAATTTTGATAATAATCTTGCATTGTTGGACATAATGAATAATCAAATTCCTTAATCTTATGCGGCGTATTATATCTTAATAGTGCAGTTATTGTATCTGCTAAGTTAATTGATGCTGCTGAGTTATTTAAACGAACTGTTAAAGTTTGAATAATATTTGATAATGGAAAAGCTCTAAAAGCATCAAATGCATTATTTAAAAGTGTTCCAGATGGTTGTGTTAAATGTGGAGGATTTCCAACAATTGGAATTATACCAGAAAATTGTAAAAGAACAGGTACGGAAAGATAGACTTTAGGATCTACACAGATGCCTGGATTAGGTGGTGGACATGAAAAATTAAGTGCTGAATTAGAGAAAGATACTGATTGAAAGGGTTTCCATGATATTTGAGAACCTCCTGTTAATACTGCATATGATCGCTCACTTGAAAAGTTGACTCGAGGATCTACAATTCTTATAGTGTTTAATTCATTTAAAGCAAATGACATGATTTATATAAAAATTGCTAAGATAATAATTTTTATATTTAATCATTTTTATAGTTTATTTTTTTATAAATAATAATTTCACTGATACTGATTGACCTGTAAAAATATATAATGGATATAAATTATCATTTTTATCCTCCCAATATACACTTAGATCAACTTTTGTTAATGGACTTGTACCGATTAAATCTAATAGTCTATATGGTCCTTGTGGAAAATACTGAAGTTCTGATCTTGAATTTCCTGCTGCTGATAATAATGGCTCAAAGTCTGTTAAAATAGGTCTATAAGCGACTGCACCTTGTGGTGATGATTGTAAATTACCTCCTAATAATGATATTTGATTCTGTGGAATATATTCAGCTTGAACTGGAAGAGTACCTGATAAAAATACTATATTTCTAAATGAATTCCAGTATTGTATTGTTGAATACTCTTGTGTAAATATTAACCAATGTGGTGAAAATCCTGGAGTTGGTGGATATATTACTCCTGTTGGTACTGCTACATTTGGTTGTCCTGGTGTATAATATTGATTTGATATATTTGCTAATAATGTTGGATCTTGTTCAAATGCTTGATATCCATTATTATATTGATATTGAATTACAAACTGAAAGTCTTTACCATTTACTGATTGATCGCCGAATGATAATGCTTCTATTCCTCCTAAATAATTTAGTAAGAGATTACCATTTGCAAATATTCCAATTGTTGGATTTGGGTTCTCTGGTGCTTGTAAATATTCTACTGGAACAACTAAACTTATTAATTGTGTTACTGGATCATATATAAATACTGGTGGTTCTGGTGGAAATCCTAATGGTGGTCCTGGATTTGCTGCTACGACTGCTGCATATGCTGTTGCATATGCTATATTTATCATTCTTATCATATGTTTATATGAATATACATAATAATATGGTAGATTTTGCTGAATTGGTATTGCTGTTGTTGGTACTGGTATAGCATCATTTATTTCTGTATAATAGATTATATTTTGTGGATAATCTACTCCTAAATATGTTAAACATATCTGATATGGTGTTAAATTTGGATTTGCTTGATTATTTATTATTGGCATTATAAAAATTGGTATTGCAGTACCTGGTATTAAAAATCTTGCTATTGTTAAATAATATTGTGATGGATTTTCTACAATTTTCTGACTTAGATTTTCATAGTAAGCTGCTGGTATTCTTTTATTTTCCATTACAAATTGAGTAATATTATTAACTGGATTACAAGGTAAAAGAAATGTATTTGACATTTCAATATTAAAATAAATATTATCTGCCGAATCTCCACATTTATTTATCTTGTTTAAACCTTGTGCGGGATATTGTCCATATCTTGACATCATTATATTATTATGTTATATTAAAATTTTTCTGTTAAATATGTCACAATTAAATCAGGATCTTTATATTTTAAAAACATCTTTGCAAACTGCTTCTGTGGTATATTTCTTAATAATATTCTTAGGCCTACCCATCTGCCACAGGTTGATACTGATTTTAAATCTAATTGTAACTGAAATTCATTAAATATTACTTTATAACCTGAAAAGTATAATAGGGCCGTTAAATGTGGATATTTTAAATAATTTACTCTTCGGAAGTCTTCTTTTACGAATTTAATCTCATCATCAGGTTTTATACCATATGAATCAAAGCATTCTACTGTAGTTTTATTGACTCTAAAGCAACAAGTCCAATGTCCATATCCTGATTGTAGTTCATATAATAATATAAAACATCCATATTGTCCTAATGCTTCATCTAATGTTTTTATTTTTTGTAAATCTCGATAAGTCATAAGGTTACATTTATGTTTAACTATACGCATTAATTCAGTATTTGATAATGCTTTTGACTTTAACTTTTCTAGTCTATTTATATTCATTTATATAAATATACTTTATACATTATCTCTTGATAATAAATAAATTCCTTTGTTATACATTACTAGTTGCGGATATAACTTTCTTACTGTTACCCATCTTGATGGTAATTTCATAATCTTTCTTATTTCTTCATTATCTAATCCGAAAAATGTTTTTAATGCATATTTTATAGAATGTGCTGCACCCCCTCCTGGAAAGATTGTGAGTGAATGACATTCATTTAAAACCTTTCTTGTTTCTTTATAATTATTAATTAAATGTGAAGTTATTGCTACATAGACATTTTCATGTCTTCCTATTTCTAGAAGTGAATCTTTTAAATTTGTTATTGCATCTTTTAATGGTTTTTGTGGAATTGTATCTGTGTCATCAAATATTACTAAACTATCTGTTAATTCATCTGGATTGATTGGATTATTTATTAATTTATTATCCATTAAAATTCTTATTGGTTTATGTTTATCTAATACTGGATCATGATCTACTCTTGAAAATAATATAACATCGTATGTTGGATGTATTTTCTTAAATTCTGTTATATAATGTGATATAAATGTTGATTTACCTGATCCTGATGGTCCACAAACATATAAACATTCTCTTGAATTTGGATTTGGAAGTGGTTGAATATCTCCATCATATATTATTATCTCTTTTCCTTTTTCATTATTTACAAAGTTTGCAATTTCTTGATACATATTTTTATCTATATTTCTTTTATCTCCTGAACTAATACTATTCTTAAACTTTTCTATCTGTAATATTGATGATTTTCTTCCTCCTAATTTATTAAAATATCTATCATTTAATAAATTTATTGTTTCATCATCTAAATCTACATCATTATCATTACAGCATTGTTTACAACATTTAAATGTACATTTTCCACCTTTACATCTCTTACAACATAACTTTATATTCTTCTTTTTTGGTTTATTTCTATTTTGCTCTTCATTTGCTCTTTTATCAAATAAATATATTATCTTATTAGCTCCTTCTCTACCTATTACTTTTGCAATTGGTGTACCCTTATTTTCAAATGTCAATTCTGCCATCTAATTATAT